AGAGCGTCCTGGAGACCAGTAACGTCGGAAATGACATGCGAGTGTACCGCACGCGCAAACGCGGCAGCAGACTCAAACGTCAGGATACTGCCATCATTCTTTTTGATGAACAGCTTACCATCAGCAGTGTTGAGCGCGATTTGCCGCAAAGGCAACTCGGCGGACGTTGGGACAACGCCAGACGTGGCGCTGTATTTAAGAAGAAACGAATTAGCCATATGATTTTTTTACTGAGGTTTAACTGAAATCACCTTCTGTGTGATCTGGGGAAAGTTAAACAGGAGCCACAAACTGGCCGCCAACGTAACTCCAGCCGATGCCTGCGCCGGAGTCGCCAACTGGCTCAACGTAGTATCCTGCCGGGGGAGTCCACGGAGCAACGCCGTCCCAGACGATGACATTCTCCACGATGTTTGTTTCGGAGTTAATGACTGCGTAGTTCATGTCTAGAAATAAGTTGTGATTACAGCGACTCCAGCAGCTCCGGCACCACCTGCGCCAGATGATCCAGAAGCAAATCCACATGCTCCACCTGCACCGCCACCAGCAGCCGGGAAGCCGCCTGCTCCACCTGCACCGCCACTTGCGGCAACAGAACTGCCGCCACTACCACCACCAGATCCAGTTACACAAAGCCCCGTAGAGGCTAATGAATTTGCATTTCCTGCGCTTCCAGCGGCTCCAGCGGCTCCAGCGAGACCACCTGCAAGGTTGGCAATTAGCGACCTGCCTCCAGCAGCGCCAGCACTGGCGACATTTGCTGTTGTAATTCCTCCAGCAGACGCACCTGACGCTCCGCCAGGTTGAGCAGTTGAGGTGGTCGCAGAAGGCACTCCAGTAGTGCCACCCGCCCCAGATACGTTAGCTGATGAGCCTCCGTTACCTTGAAGGACGCCAGACCCGCCGGTTCCGGTTGTTGCAGTGCCACCACCGCCTCCTGTGCCACCATTTGCAATTACGAATGAGCCAACTGATGTTGCTCCACCGTTTGAACCAGCACTGCCATTTGTAGCATCCGTTGCCTGAGCAGCGCCGCCTGCGCCGCCTGCGCCGATTGTCACAGTCTCGGTTGCTCCAAACAATGCTGCGGGCACCGTAATGTTTATGATGCTCCCGCCAGCTCCTCCGCCGCCACCACAACGAACTGTTGCTGACGTTGTATCCTTTCTTCCACTACCACCGCCACCACCGCCAGCTAAGAGCTGCACTTTTACAGACTTAGCTCCAGCGGGTTTGGTCCAAGTGCCGCTAGATGTAAACGTCTGAACATTAGCAGTCACAACGCCGCCCAATGCGGTCAACGCAGCAGAAGCCGAGGTCTGACCTGTTCCGCCATGGGCAATACCCAGCGTGCCGTCAAGCGTCACTGCTCCGGTTGTAGCAGAAGCTGGCGTAAGTCCTGTAGTGCCACCGCTAAAGCTGGCTACCTTTCCCTCAAACGGTCCAGCAGCAAACGTGATAGATCCGTTTACGGTCAACCCAGCGTCAACTGTTGAGCCTTGGAGATACAAAAACAGCGTGCTGCCATCATTTACAAAGATGCTAGTAGGAACAGTTAATGTTGTTCCAGAGTACCTGGCGATACTTGAAATGCGAACATCAGCAAGCTGACCAGTAAAGTATCCAGCCTGATTGTACAGTGCGCCAATTTCGGCGGTTCCGCTTGTGGAAAAGTTCGTAGAGTCGCTGGTTGTTGCAACTCGAGTTCCGTCAACATAAAGCGACAATGTGCCACTTTCACGAACGGCTGCAACATGATGCCAGTTGCTGTCAACTGCCAGAGTTCCAGAAACAAGGTTGGCTCCGGCAGTTTGTGCAAAAACAACGGTTGCGCCGTTAGAATACAGGACAAATCCATTTGGCTGATCGCACAGAATGTGAGCAACACTTGCGTCTCCAAGTCTGTTTACAAATGCCTCAACAGTAAAATCTCCGACTGAAAGGCCAAACGAAGTTGCCTGCTGTAAACTGCTAGAACCGTTAAAGACAGCAGAGTAAGAGCTACCTGAAGCAACCAAATCCACGTAGCTTTTATTTACAATGTCAGTTGCCGAAACAGGGGCATTTGTAACTGTGCCAGTTGTCAGCGCAACAGAGGTAACATCCGTATTTGCACCACTCTGAGCAGCAGAAAGGTTTGAACGCGCAGCGGCGTTGTTTGCTGATGCCATGAAGGCGTCAATGTCTGCTGATACCGTGAGATTAGCCATAACTAGGGTCTGATGTAGTTTGAGGTGCCGTCTGAGCGCTTGTAAACGGAAGTTCCGTCAGGCCGGTTATAAGAGTAGGTCACGGGCGGAGGCGGAGGCGCACCATTGCCAACCGCGGCAGGTACAAGCGACTTTCTCCTTGAGTGATACCGATTCATTACAGACCAATGCCCTGAATGATGTGAAGCGATCCAGCGCCTCCGGGAGAGATGAAGGACACAGTGTCCTCATCCTGATCCTTGCCAAGTGTAATCTGGGCTCCAACAACAACAGGATACCCGGACGTGGTTGCGGGTGCTCCGCTGCCGGAAGTTCCGACTCGGACATAAACAATTGTGGCACCCAGGTTGGTGAACACCAAAGACTCAGATGTAGCCCCAATTGTGACCGAAGCAGAAGTGGTATTCGGCGTTACAGTGACGCCGGTCGAATAAGCAGGTTGAAATGCGAGTCCCATAAGTTAATTCGGTTAGCCAACACGATACCAATTCTTGAGAATCGGCTCAAATTTCAGTGTGAAGAAACCATTTGCCGCAAGCGACGCCGGCGCTCCAATTACATTCCCGCCGTTGCCGTTAATCGTCAACGTAGCAACCGACTGAGTGCAGTTCACAAGGATTTCTTGTCCCTCGAGCACATTAAACACGGCAGGAAGCGTAATGGTGCCATTAGCAAAGCCGGCCGTAGGAGTAATCACTAGCCACACGCTTGTGCTTTCGGACTCAATTGGAACACTCCAGCCAGTAGCTGAAGGCGCAAAGTACTGAAGCGTCTTGCCGTCACCGAGTGCTCCGCCGCCGCCGAACTCTTCGTTTACATTAACGATGTAATCGTAAACGGACTGCGCGAGCACTCGATAGTCCTGGCCGTTCAAGTTAACGGCAAAGTTTGTTGCCGCTGTAACGGTATCCAGCAGTGAAAGTCGTTCAATAGCCATACTATGGTAGGTCTTTAAAGAGTGCCTGTCCGTTTTCTTGGACCGCAATTGGATCTAGATTCGGATAGTCAACAAATACACGCTCGGTACGCTTGTATCCAGCACCAAGTGGCAGCGTTTTAACATATTGCTGCTCAATCGGAGCCGCGGCTTCCACAAGAAGCTGGTCGTACAACAATTTCGCCTGAATCTTCGTCTCCGGGGCAATCGCCTTGCCGTAGGAAGGCGCAAGCCGAACTGCAAGGTTCAGCACAATGGCCTCATTTGCGGTTCCCGGCGTGTCAACCTGCTGCTCGATGTGGCTGTCGTTTGGATTATTCGGCAACGGAAAGCCAATCCGTACATTCTTCTGATACCAAGAGTAGATCATCAGATCCAGACGCCTGAGAGCACTCTGGAACTGGTCTGCCGTCATATCAAAGATATACGACGCAAGCCCAATCTCCTCAAATGCCTGCTCAATAATCTGTCTCTTGGTCCAGCTCATGTTATTTGGCGAGTGCTTCGTCGATTAACTGGGCAATCTTCTTGTCCGAGTGCCGGCCATCTACCTTGATGCCTAATTCTGCGGCCTTGGCTTCAAGCTCTTCCCGCGAAGGAGGAGAATTGTCATCCACAGCAGACTCAGGAGTAGGCTTTTCATTGGACGCAGTAGGTTTCGGAGGATTGATTGCTTCTTCTAAGCTGTCAAACCAGCCTTCTTTTAAAAGTTTGCTCTGTTCTTCAGCAGTTTGAACCCACGAATAATCGTAGGTGCCACCTTTACGCTGAAAACGGCCTTTGGCCTGATATACAAAACGGGGAAAATCGCTCATTTCTTTAGTTTTCCAACGGGTTCGCCGGCTGCCTGCTTGGCTTTGCGAGCCGTGCTAAGAGCAATGGCAATTGCCTGCTTCTGAGGCTTTCCTGAGTGTATCTCCTTGCTGATGTTGCTGGAGATCGTTTTCTGTGAGTAACCTTTTTTTAGTGGCATAAAGAGTTCATACACAAAGGGGAGAGCGGAGTCAACCGCTCTCCCCCGTGCAAGTCAGACTAGACCTGGCCGAACAGGATGATCCCGCTCATCTCAGGCTGCTTGTTCACAACTCCGAAGAGCGTGTCCAAACGGTAGCGGGTCTTCATCGTGTTGATGTCGTACTGCTTCTGCATGACCAGTTCAATGCCCTGGTCAGTGGAAGCACGCATCACGTTAGCACCGGCGTCCGAAGGCACCGCGTAGCGACCCGGAAGGATCTCGATAGCGTCCTTCTGCCAGAAGCAGTTGATGGGAGCCGCGGCTGTGTTGAGCCACACGATGGCGCTGTTAGCGGCCTTCGTGTTGACAACGCAGTTCTGGTACTCAGCGCCAGCCGCAGAAGCGACCTGGTTGGAGACGATACCGGGACTGATCACCATCTGGGTGCCGTTGGTGATGCTGATGACGCGGAACGTCTTCAACTGACCAGTGTCACCCTTGGTGATGTGATGCACAGCGTTGACGCCAGCGATAGTGAACGAGTCACCGGGCTGCACGTAGGTCGTCTGCGACACGGTCACCGTCTGGTAACGGTTATCCACGTTGAGACGCTCTGCCGTGGTGGGCGAGGAGGTCACTGCGCGGGGGATCTGGTAGTTGTTCGCGGAGTCGCGAGTGTCGATCGTGATCGCTCCACCGGAAGCCACACCGCAACGGTTCGCGTAGTCGAGCTTGTAGGTGCCGAAGCTGGCGACCTGGCCGATGAAGGCGCGGTCGTAAGCGGTCAGCGTCTTGCCCTGAAGCGTCTGACGACTAGCGAGGTTATTCGCCATGCCGTTGTAGTCGCGAGTGGACAGTGCCAGGTAACGATCAAAGTCGTTTACACCCTGCTCGTTGAAGATGGCCTCGCACTGGGCGACGTCATCGAAGCCGGTGGCAGCAGCGAGACGCTTCACAACCAGCGTTCCCTGAGCGGAAGCCACATTGAGAACCGCAACATTGATGTCGCTCGCCAGCTTCTGCTTGGCGGAATCACCAAGGCGCTGTTCTTGAAGGGCGTCACGCAGTTCAGTTGCCGTCATGATCCACGGAACAGACTGGTTGTAGCCGATTGTGGAAGGGACGGAGAGCTGGGTGTAGTCCGAGAAGTTCGCAGTCATGTCAGTGCCCGAAAACGAGCGGCTGATGTAAGGCTGCGGCCTCCAGATCGTGTTGTTGGTGCGTTCCATCATCGTCTGATCCGTGTTGTAGATCGAGACGTTACGGGACAGGACGAGGGCGTCCTGGAACCCTTCGAGGAGGTTTTCGAACGCTACGCGTTCTTCTTTGCTGAATGAATTAGCCATATACTAGGATTGATTTTTTAACTGCTTTTTGAAGGCGATTACTTTGGTGAAGTCCCCGGTGCGTGCCGCTTCATCACGCAACCGGTCAAGCTGAACGCTCGACGTACCGGGATTCCCATTGCTTACAATTCGTTTTTCGGGAGGAGGGAGCTGTTTGCGAGTCACACTCAGTTGCGTCTCGAGTTTCGCTACTGCGAACGCGAAAGCCACCGGGTCTTTGATCTCTGCCAGTTCCTTCGCTTTCTTTGGATTTTTGCCTAGGGCATATACCATTACAGCGGGGTTCTGGGCGCCTTGCAGGATAATACCCTGTTGGGTCACGCTCAGGTTCTCGAGAACTGTCTCCTCGGCTTCAGTAAAATCAGACACTTTCAGGCCAGTCTTGGACTGGTTGTAGCCTTCCAACTTCTTCTGCCAAGCATCCTGCTCGGATTGCTGCCTGGTTCTTTGCTTG